CTTGGTCAGGTGAGCTTTGATGCGATCCATCACAGACGATGCAGCCTGAACTTTCTGCTGCTCTTGCGCCTGTTGGAAGACTCCAGAGACTTGACCCAGGGCACCCTCAATCTGCGCCAGACGCTGGGCGACTTCCTCGCGGAATGTCAGTGCGCCGGATGCAAAGTTCGGATACAGCTGTGCGATGTCATCCTCGATCCATCCATCCTCGGCCAGCTTGTCGAGATGCGGTTGCCAGTGCTGTTGCAGTTGCTGCGGAGTCAGCTGAGGTTGCTGCTGCTGTAGCGCCTCGGCTTCCCGCCGCGCCTGCTCGGCCTGCTGGACTTGCATCTCTCGGAACTGGTTGAACTCCTCAATCTTCGCCTGCATCTCTTCCAGTCGCTTCTTGTTCTCGCCGTGAAGCTCCTGGTAATGAGTCTGCTGATTGGCAGCAGTCACAAGGTCGTTGAGTAGTTTGGGATCACGGATCAGGTCTTCCTGGGAGTATTCCTGCCCACGGAACTTGATCTTCCTTTGGGTCTCTTCTTGCTCCTCTTCCTGCGGAGGTTCGGTCTGCAGATCAGGACTCTCCTGCTTTGGCTCATCATCGCTATCGGCAGGTTGGTCTTTCTGCTCCTGTTCCTCTTCAGGTTGGACGGGCTCTTTTCCGTCTTCTGTCTGGTGCTCTTCCGGCTCCTCCTTTGGAGGTTCAGCCGGAGTGCCCTCAAGAAGATCATCGAGGCCATCACTATCAATCTGCTCTTCAGTTTTTTCGGGGTCCATTTCATCTCCTTCCGCTCCCCTGTGGCGGGGGTCGGCGTCTGGAATGAGGTTATACGCCCTCAATTTGGCGTTTGAGTTGTTCAAACTTGGCCACGATTAGCCTGGGTGCTTCCAACTCTTCGATGATCCCTTGGGCCTTGCCAATCAGATAGACGGCCTTGGAGGCCGGGTCCTCTTGGCCAAAGCTCAGGATCGCTCTGTTCAACTGGATTCGAAGTGCCTGCTGGCGAGGAAGGTATTCCTCATCCGTACCTGCGAGACGGGCCTTGGCTCGGTCGTACATCGGCCGGCAAGCCTCAAGGTAATCCTCAAGCTCTTCGGTCGACGCGGCGGGTCCGGGCTGACCCTGTGGCATCTCAAGGTGGGCAGCTAGGCTCATGCCATACCTCCCATCATCGCGGCCTCTTCGGGGGTCGCGGGTCTCATGTTGCCGGCCTGTTCCTGCTGAGCGATCTGCTCATCAGGCATAACCTGTGGCGGCGGCGGTGGGGTGTGGAAGAAATCTTCGATGTTCTTCGCACCCATCGACTTGAACGTCTCCATGGCGATCTTGTTGATATTCGGGACTCGACCCTGCTCATCCGGTGGCATGATCGGCACCAGACGCGACAGGGTTTCCAGAATTTGCGACCAGGTCCGAGAGAGCCGGACCGGATCGGGCGGGAGAACGCCGGAGATGTGCACATAGTCGTAGTTGCCCTGGATCCCTTCCGGGTTTGCCAGGATGTGTTCCTGCCCAAGCTCATCCGCATAGTCACCGATGATGCGGAAGTATTGCTCAAGACTCATGAACTGCAGCCGGTTCTGAACCGCCCGGTTCGCCAGCGGGGCGATGGCCTGGGCGTCGAGCATCCGGGCCACCAACTGGATCCGCTGAGATGCGGAAGAGTTGATCACCTGAATCTCACCAAGGGTCCGGCGATCCGGGGTGGGCATACCCATCTGCGGATCGTTTGCAGCAGAAAGTCTTTGGGCCAACTGGAACATCTGGTTGACTGCATTGAGGTGAGGACTGGTAACGTCCTGCACCGGCAGCTGGTGGATGAACTGGTCGATACTGAACCCACCGGACATCAGCAACTCTTCACCAAGTGGTGACATGCGGATGTGACGACCGGGCCCAGGATTGGTGACGTCCTGCATCTCGACCAGGGTCGGAGCCAGGACCATCGCGTCATTGAGGTGGCGCATCAGATTTTGGATGTGCGAGTTGAACATCCAGTCCATGTAGCGCTGCAGTCCGTCGACGGCTTCAACAATACCGGGGTTGAAGGCTGAGTGGAAGTCCGGATCGGACTCGGCCACTGAGTAGGTAAACTGATTGTGCTCATAGGGCGTCTGGTGCGCTCGGACGATGACCGAGTCATTCGCCCAGGTGAACCACCAGATCTCCGGGCGGTCGCCGGGGCCCAGGCCCCACTCAGTGGGAATCAGCTTCACCTGAAGATGGTCAAGCTCATAGGTTCCACGGTCCTTCTCATCAGCGGTCTGGTTGCTCCAACCCGGCGCTGAAACGTCACCGGTATTGTCGTCGCGGTGAGATGTGCCGGCGATCTTCTTCAACTCTTTGCAGTTGAAGTACGGACCACCGTTCTTCTCTGAACGTTCGAGCAAGTACATATGGCCGTTGAAGAATCGGTGGCCAATGAACTCGCCTTCCTGGGGCTTACCGATTGGCTGTCTGGGATCCGGGTAGTAGTGGAACGGATCCACCGGCTTCCAGTAGTTGTGTTCTTTGGTGACACCCCACTCCCTGGAAACAAAGGCCTCGGGCCCCAGCAGTGCCTGCGCCAGCTGGCCGGCCATTCCGGACGGCGGCTGGATGTGACTGATTACCTCGCCATACTCGGTGTTCCAGTAGTCGTAGATGATTCCATTGCCAAACTTCAGCGCGTCCTGACACATGGAATAGATCGGCATGAACGCCTGCATCTGATCCAGATCATATGCAATGACAGCCTCGATCATCTTGGCCCGCTTCACATCCTCTGGCGACCGGCCACGGAACTGCAGGAGCGGTTCCCTGGCACCATAGATCGACATCAGCTGTGTCAACAGGACATGCAAGATCGAATAGCTGGCCGGCACTACGACCGACTGCTTGAATGGGTGAGATGCTTTCTTGCTGTCGGTGGTACCATCAACGTTCTCCGATGACTTTGTCAGATCGATCATCATGCGGAGACGATTGTTGACATCTCGCCATTTCTTCGCCCGCTGGTCAACATGGCTCTTGGCGAGATCGCGGCGAGACATCAGCTGGGATAAAATCTCAGCGTGAAAGGTCGTGTCCGGGCGCAAGCGCTCGGAGATTGGCCGTTCGATAATCTCGATGGAATCGATGGAGTCGACAGCAAACGCACCGGTATCTTCATCGTCGAGTGCGATTGCAAGGTCGTCCATAGCAACTACCCAAAGTTGCGGATCGCGGGAGTGACCTCACGGTCGGAAGTCGTCTGCTGCACCGCATCACCGGCTGCGTCCAGCGCCTGGATTTTCAGGTAGCGGAAGCCGGAGAAAAGACCGGGCTCGGTCTGCACTCTGGTGGCCGCTGCGTCAGAAGCCGCCAGCGTCAAGCGGGTGCCGTCAGACTTGTACACAGGCGTGTAGGTGCCGTCTGATGTGAGGCAGTGAAGGAACCCAATGGCCGTGGTGTCGGCCGTCATCGCCGGCAGGTCAAGGCCACACAGGTGCAGGTACTGCATGTCGATATAGTCTTCCGAAATTCCATCGGAGTCGGAAGTCGGAATGGTCCAGGTCTGTTTGCGAGGGTCGCTCATTGAGTCTTCTCCTTGAAAGATTTTGTTAGAATTCGCCCAAGAGGTTGCCATACTCGATGGGAGCCCTCGGCTTCCGTCCTTTTGCTTTCAGGCGTAAGGCTTCATTGCGAATCGGGAACTCCCGATAAACCAAGTAGCCTAGCCCATCGGATGCGTGCGTGCGAGCGGCGTATGGGTCGCTGTCCTTGTAAATCTTCAGGACGTCCTTGCCGTCGGGGCGAAGAACGACCTCCTGAAAGTCTTGGATGAGTTCATGACAGTTTGCACTTATCTCGATGCCTGGTGCGTCCTCATGCCCCCGGAGCTTCCGGTTCAATGAGTTGATACGATCTCGCGGATTCGGAGCCGCTCGCGGCGCTCTCAGTTCCACATCGCTTGCGTATCCAGCCAGTCCCAGCATCATCAGGTCATACTCTGACTTCCCGGTTTGGACATTGCGCCGGTGGCCATTAGAGTCCCCATAGATGTGAACACCGCCGGGGTGGCCAGGGTACCGGTTTCGAAACTCCTGTACCCACTTATCAATCGTTCCTGGTTGCAGCGAGATCTCATCGATCACAAAGATCTTGCCGCCGGTAATCTGGCAGATCACTCCGTTCAGCCATGACAGGTTGAAGTCAATGGCGATACAGAGTGGCCTGCTGACATCAATGTTGATCTCCTCATGGTTCACATGGATTTTCGGATCGAAGGACGGATACGCCGCCGTGCCCAACTGAGCCGTGAAGTCACTGAGCATCTCTCGCGCCCAGTCATCCTCACGATCGTAGAGGGCCCTCTGATCCTTCTCCCACTGCGAGCCCTTACCCTTCGCATCATCCGCCCAATACGGAATCGGCAAGACAATCCAGCCGGCCGGGTGACGCTGTGGCTTGAGGACTGAGTAGTCTTCAAACGTCTCTGGCATGTTAGTTCCCTGCCCACCCAAACGCAGGCCAGTCATCACTCCCTCGGCCCACCCAGATTTGGGCGATGTACGCATGGTGAAATCCTGATGCGGAATTCGTAATCACATAGCGCAGGTTTTGCGGCATCCGACTCAAGCCGGATGCGTCGAAGGTTTTTGCCGGTCTAGTCAGCGCGCCGTTGAGATTGTAGTAGGCAAAGGCCATCTGCTTGTCACTGTCCATATAGAACCGGAGGTACGTCCAGCCATCCTGCATGTACTCCGTGTGGGTGGAATAAGCCTCAGAACCGTTCCATTGCTCCTCATTGTCTGGAGTGTAGATGTTGATGCGACCGTTAAGAACCACCTTGTCTGGATCGTAATCTTCTTGCAGGCCTGCATAGATCCGATCAAACCCAGGCATTTGAGCGCCCCAGTCTGAGCCGGCAAAATTGATCCCAATATTTGCATCCAGGTTCGAGCCGTAGGGCTTGTTCTGACAAAGCAGCTGTACCTTCCACCCGGACGATTCATCTGCAAATACGCCACCGACGTCGATGGAACACTGGGCCGCTGTGCTTGCGCCGATGTCAAGGTGCAGCGCCTTGGTGAACGATTCACCGCCAGCACCATTGATCGGGGTACCCTTCCCGGCATCACTGATGGCCTTGACAAGAATGTCTTCCGCATAGTAGGAGTTTGATCGCTGATGAACAAAGCTCGGCTTCACGCCAATCGTTTCTTCTTCGAAGTCGATCGTCACCGGGCCTGTCAGTTGCGGTGGAGTTTCCGCCACAAGATTCGCCAGCGGAGTCATTGGGAAACTCGGCCACGCACCGGAGCCTACCCACACCTGAGCAAACTCGCACGGTGCACCATGAACGCCTCGGAGTCGCACATACCGCATACCAGCCGGAAGCCCGGTGGCGACGTCTACGGTCCAGCCGTAAGACTTGAGGGTGCTGCCGCCAGTTGTCTTGACGTTGATTTGAACAGCGCCCGTCGACGGCTTGTAGTAGAACATATAGTAACGCCAGTCGTTACCAGTATTCAGGTTGCCACCGTTTTGGTCTTCTGAGGTTATGGCGTACTCACCGGCGTCGGTTCGATAAAAGGAGTGATAGTCAGGGCTGTAATTTTCTTGATAGTGCCAGCCAATTTGGTTGCCATTCGCCGAGGGATAGCCCCTGTTGTCAAGGAGTTTTGCCGTCATAAAGCTCTGGGCAGTTCCCACTGTCTTCGCAAGTAGAACCACCCGGATGTCATCGAGCGATGGGTCGATGGTTCCCTGGAGGTCAAGGAACAAGGCCTCCATGCTGTACGACCCACCGTCTGGGTTCATCTGGATCGCCCGGTTCCATGAGCCTGTCCCACCGCCAGTCAGCACACCATAGCCGACCGGATCGGAGCCGTATACAGCCGGGCCGTCGATGGACCGCATGAAGGTGCCTGAGTTCGAGGTGGTGTAGTTTTCGTCGATCCAGTTGTGACCCACCGGAAGGGTGAGATAGCTTGGACCCTCTTCCTCTTCACCGCTGCCACTGAGGCCACCGGCCTCTCCACTGAGCACAGTTGTGATAGGTGAGTACGGTGGTACCACAAGCGGGGACCCTGTTTTGAATATCGGGAACCCCATACTAACCTCCAAGGTTACTTGCTGGCGTCATCGGCAGGGACGGCCACTCGCCGGTTCCGACCCAGACCTGACAGACTCGATTGCGGCTCCAGGTATACGATTTCCATGACAGGTAGCGGAGCGAGTTCGGGAACGCTTCGGCTCCGGAGTCCGGGTTGGCGATCTGGTACGGGTAGTTGTAGAGATTGCCAGCATCGTCGAGACAGTCGCTCTGGGAAGCGTTGTACAGTTTCAGGCCCCCTGTTGTTCCCTTGCGAACCCACCGGATTTTCTGGTAGTGCCACTTGCCGCCAGAAGCGTAGGTGCCAGTGGTCCCTGGTGTTTGGTAGTAGTACGACTCGACCCCATCGACCACTTGCCGCCAACGGAAGTCGCGGCCGTTTTCGCTTCGGTTGAAATACAGCGCGTTCGCTGTTACTGACGGTCCCCATCCCAGCCCATCATGGAGGAGCACTTGCCAGTAATCGAAGGTGTGATCGGCTCGGCAGGCAAGCACCACCCGAATATCATCGAGCGACGGGTCGATGCCTGCGGTTGTATCGTCACCAGCCGCAAGGTCGAGCATGGCCACGCAGTCCTTCGAGCCACTGGTGTGCTTCGGCACGGTCTTGCCCCAGGTGCTGACGCAGGAGCCGGGGTCCGTTCTGACGGTCGCCTGCTCATACTGTCCTTCCGATCCAGGATCCCCAGTGTATGAAATGCAGTACGACGGCATCGCGCCATCGGATTCGCCTTGCCATTCGTGGTATAGCGGCAGCGACAAGTAGTTTGCTGGTTCTTCCCCGCCGCCACCACCCATGCCACCTGCCTCTCCACTGAGCACGGTGGTGATCGGAGAGTATGGAGGAACCACCAACGGATTGCCTGTCTTGAATATCGGGAACCCCATACAGTCTCCTATGGAAAGCGGAGAAATCCAATGTCCTTGCAGATGGTGGCCAACGGTTTTCCGGGCCCATCCGATGTCGACACAAGGATAATCTTGGACTCTTTCTCAACAGTCGCAAGAGCCGCCTTAAGTGCGTCGTGTGATTCTGGCTGGAATTCACACTCATCAATAACAAGCACGGACGGAGTGAACGATCGAATCTGATCGCCACCCTGCGCGATGGCCAGGACATAGGACTCTGTGTCCGGAAAGGCCAGCTTGCCAACCAGTCCGGTCTTGGTCTTTGTCGACACATACTTTTTCTGGTACATCGGGTCGAGGTTGTCTTCGATGAACTTGATCCGCTCATCGACCACAAACGCCGACTTCGCCTCCTGCAGCGACTGCCAGTAGACTGAGCTATAGCTGTGGTACCGGATCCTGTGCAGGACCCAGGTGGCCACGCCCCAGGATGCGAACATGCGCCGGCTCTTCGGCACGGCGATCTTCTGTTCTGTGTCCAATGCGTGGAAAAGATCTTGGATGTACGGCTTGTCAGGGAACGGAAGCTTGGCCTGTGAAGCCTCATCCTTGGTTCTGACGCGCTCGACGGCCCATAGGTAGGGGTTGTCCCGGTACACCCGGTTCTTCAGTTCAAGCGCGGCCAATGCGGCCCGCTCCAGAGCGTTTCTATCTTGAGTCATCTGATTTGTCCTGTGGCTGGACCGCAGACGCACAACAATCGCAGTCTTTGCAGCGAACGCTGTTATCGTCTGCGACATGGTGGGTGGTGATCCGGCCGCAGGAGGTGCAGTACACCGTGATTGCGGCGGAAGTCATGGGATAATCTCCTAACCTCTTTGTTTTCAACGCTGTCTCAATAACCCATTGCGCACGCCAGTCGTTTTCTCGACGCACGCAAAAATGATCTTGAGATTGGTCAATAATATGGGACAGGCAGTTCTCAATTCAAACAACTGTTTGAATCCAACTTAACACCACCTGAGAATGTGGCGCAAAATGGCGTTTTCTAAATGCTGAACCTACAGGACTTGTGAGGATGTGTTTCCAATCCTAGAAAGTGCGTGCTAAAATTGGATTTAGTCCTTCCGGAAAACAGGGAGTAGCAGCGTAGGTGAGAGTTATTCCTGCTCGGGTGTGTGTGAATGGGTGAAATGGGTGATTTTCGCCCCGGATCAGTGTCGAATGACAGTAATCTTGACGTTTTTCGCCCGAGTCATTGGAGCCGGGAACCCAATCTTGTAGGATTCGGGGTTTTTCACTACCTTGTTGTAGCGCCGCACAGAACGCCGCAGGAGCTTCGCCAGGGTTTGGACGGGGTCCCCTACCGAAACCGGGCCCGAAGCTATCCTGTGGGCCTTCTGGCGTGCAGAAGGGGTGGTTTTGCACAGATCCTCTTTTGTTACCGTGCTGAATGCCGTAAACCAGGTGTGGTCTCGGCCGGCAAAGCGCGACAACTGGAGCCGAATCCACCCATCATGGAAGCTGCGACAGTAACTTGAGTAGTCTTTCGCGTCCGTAGCGCGGTCGCCGTAGAGCATTCTGCAACCCATTCGTAGCTTCGCCCACTCAGCGAGGATCTTTTCTGCCTCCCGAATGGAATCTTCAACCGTGAAGTTCTCGATCAGCGGGTGGGGATTAGGTATTGGCATACCGTGCTGCCCGCTTGCCGCCGACCGTGACCTTGTTGACGTACAGCTTGAACGCCAGGTTGATGACTGTCGCCACGAAAGCCAGCGGATCGTCGATCCCATCCCTGGGGACTTCGCTGTTGTGAGTGAAGAGAGTCGGCGTCGGCCACCGGTTCATCCTATGGCTGACGCCACGGAAGTCATCATCGTCCTCTTCCGGCACCATGACCACTTCGATGGTAATGCTGATGCGGTCACCCGCGCCCGAGCGGGCGAGGTAGACGTCAAGTGCGTGCTGTTGGAACAGCGGAAGGCGCTCAAAGGTGGAGATTGAGGTGGGACGGCCAGCCACACCACTCGACTGAGTGATGCGTTTGGCCGCTAGCTTAGCAAGTGACCGCTCAGCAAGATTTTCGAACTTCTCCTCAAGGTTGTATTCCTCAAGGAACTCTTCATAGTTCAGGTGTTTTTTGGATGCCAAGGCCCAACCTCCCGGCAATCATCCATTCAACACCCATGATACCATGTGCGCGGCTATATTGTAAACACTCCAGCTACAATATCTTAATTGATGAAGCCACCCCCGGAGTGACGGGTATGACTCCACCACCATCGATTTCGCCCTCGACGGCTCAGGCCATTGAGGTTATCAAACCCAATTCATTCTACCTCCTCTCCTGTTCTGGTTCGAAATTGGATGGCAAGGTCTTCTAGGAACCATTCCCAGTCATGGCAAGTTGCAGTGTCAGCTACAAAACAGAGGTTCCGTTTTTGCTCATACGGATCCCAGAATTCTTCCTCCGACCATGTTTCCCAATCTCTCCCATCGATGACGATAACACCGCCAGTGTGTTGGCATACTGAAAGGTAGTAGTCTGGCTTGATCTTTTTGCGCTTCCAACCCCATACCGTATCGACAATGATAGTAGGGAATTTGAAATCTTCAAGGCCATAGTAGTGAGTCTTGCCGCCCCTTGACTTAATCTCAAGAACAATCTCGCCAACCACAACATCCTGGTCCTCTGCAGTGAGTTGATTAACGTCCGCACCTTCAATCCATCCTTCCGTTGGTACGACTGCCGGGAAGCCGGCATCCTGCAGTCGCTTGGCAATTCGGTGTTCCCAGTCTTTCCCGACTTCAAAGCGGGACTTGAGTTTCTTTTTGGAAAACGCCATCAGACACCGGCCCCGCAACAGGCACAGGTCTTGTACTTCCGATCGGGGTCGAGAAGCGTGTTGCAGTATTCGCAACGGTTCTCAATAAGCTTGCCGGTTCCCATGAGCGGTGAGCCCAAGCCGGCGATCCTTGAGGTCTCTTCGATGAGCACCGACATTTCCTGCGGAAGCCTCGGCATTCGCGGCTGGGGCTGACTGTAGCCTGTATCATGGAGCGCAAACCCAAACGGTGACCACTTCACTCCACCGCCGCACATCAGTTGGTCTCCACTTCAGCGGAGTCTTCTGTGGGCCTCCAGCCGGACTCACTGTTCGGATCCTGCACCAGGCCCCAGCCGTTGAACATGAAGCTGCGGATCCAGATGTCCATGATCTCCTTTTCTGACGGTGCGTGGCCAGCCATGGCCTCACCCTGCACCGTCCTTGTGGTTTCGGCAAAGGCTTGCGCGGCTGACGATTTGACCCGGTCCACATCAGCCATGAGCATTAGCGAATCGTCGCTCATTTCTTCCTCCAAATACTTATTTCATCAAGGGTGATTAGAATGAATGCGATGATGTTGATAAGTAGTTTTTCCAGCCACTTAGTCAAAGTCCGGGCCCGCGTCCCTTTTCTTGGCGTAGTCGTTGACATAGAATCCTTCCCCCTTGAAGCTCAGCCTAGCGCCAAGCTCCACCCGCATAACGGTGCCGCAGAGTTCGCACTGTTCTGGCTTGCACTTCTCAGCCTTGTTGAGTTTCAGACGTTCGACGGAGTGTCCACACCAAGGGCAGCGAAGGGTATGCAGTGCCATCAGTTGGCTCCGTTCCAGTGGTGGTTCCGGTTGAACCAATGGTCCAGGTCCTTCTGGATGTTCTCGGCGGTACGGCCGTCGGCCAGTTGGTATCGCTGTTTGGCCGGCCATTTGTGGATAGACTTGGGCAAGATGCCCAGAGCCAATATGACGGCAATCTCGGAGGCATACCCTTGCCGAATCAGCCGCTGGGCTCTTGCCAAGATTTTCTTCTGCGAAGGCCCGTCGACGCCATTCCAGCGGTTCATGGCGCTGTAATCTGTCATATCTAGGGCCTTT